GTTGTTATTTCACCAACAAACGCCTCACAGGTACTACTACCTACTGGTGATTGTGAACAAACACTATCGGTACAATCTATGTCTCTTGTTATTGTTTTACCCGTATCACAAATGTAACCATAGTACCACTCCTCAATGTCAATATCTAAACATTCAAATTTAGTGGTGCCTGTTAAACCATTATGTTTTGAGTTATTAATAAATGAAACGATTAATCTGTCTGTTTCACCAGATTTACCGTTTAAAATAATATTCGTGTCATTCGAAGTTGTTCCACCAACTTCAGTAGTAACTAATGTGTAATATATTCCTCTATCACAATAATTTAAATCTACACTTGTTACTTCTATTGGAAAACCAAATTGGTTGATTAAGAAATCACCACTTTGGAAATAATTTTCAGGATATTCACAACAAGGTTCTTCAAGTTGTTCAGGTCTTACAAATAAATCTTCAGGATGTTTAAATATAAATTGATAAGGGATTGTTTGTAAATTCTCATCAACATTAGTATATACTAAAACTTTACTTGTTGGTAGTATTTCAAAATCACCATTAATAATATCTTTCTTAATTGATGAGAAACACTCTTTTCTATTTACCGTTACGAATTTATAATCAAACGTGAATTGGTATCCTAAGTCATCAACAAAATTGAATAGGTTTGTTGGTATGTCCCCACAATCTTTTTGTTCAATTGATAAAAGAACATCTCCAATTTCCACATCGTCGATTGATATTTCAACAATACTTCCATTTCCGATTAGTGTTTGTAATGTTTGGTATGTTGATGGTACAGTACCCGAAACATATTTGTATACTTTACTACCTTTCTTTAAACCATAATCAAATGATGTTTTATATTGTACTTTAGGATTAATTGTATATCCACTAACTTCGTCAGATAATTGTACAATTTTTCTTTGTAATCCTTCAATTCTAATTTTTTGTTCGCAGTTTGCAGCATCAGATACTATAATGTCATATACATCGGTTTCTTTAACCGCAGGAATAACATAAACCTTACCTGTAACATCACCTGTCGTTACACAATTTTGTACCGCTAATGTAGATGGGTTAATCCCTCTTTGTATTGGTTTTGGGTCATTGATTTCAATAAACTCGCAATTGGTACATACGCCAGTGTCACAAGTGGTTCCACTTGTAATATAAAAATTAACATCCCATATTGTATCTGCTTCAATACCTGTAAAACCGGATACGAAAATATAAACATCTTCAACTAATTGACAGTTTTCTATATCTCCACTATATGGTATACAAGGACCTGAAGCAACAACCTTTAAACCACATTCCCGTTCTTGAATTCCATAAACAGGTTCAAAATAAAAATCAATATCCTCACCATTTCTACAATCAGTGGTGTCTAAAATAAATTTAACTTTTTCAACACCATTTATATCTGTAAAAAATTGAAGTGATAATGTTTTCTTTGTGATTTCCGCACAATTACTTGTGCTCGTGGCTGCAGTATATGGTGCATAATCATCAATACATCCGTATGCATCGTATTTGATGAGTGAGTTTACTTTATCAACTAATCGAATTAATAATGATTTCCATTCATTTTTAATTGTTGTGATGTCTAATTTAACTCCGCTCCAATTGTTTATACCATTGACACTTGTATTACCACTATATTCACCTTTGTATCCACAAATAAGTGGAATACCTAATGGATTAGATGTTAGATTTAATGGTGGACACGATGCTGTAGATGTGAATCCTGTTGAAAAAATCTCGTTATCTAATGTGTTTCCTGATAAATTATATTCAGTACCATTTATATTAAGGTACATTGTATATGTTAATCCGGTTAATATAGATAATCCTCTTAAACTATCTAAATTAGTGGATTCATAACTTGTTGTTCCTCCACCCAATATTGTTTCTAAATCTTCTTCGATTACCGTTTCAAAATCAGGATACAACACCTCAACAAATTCTTTCGGTGTACAAGGTTGTTTGTATTGAAATTTAGACCTTCCGAATGTTCCGTTTTCAATTAAATTACCTCCCAACCATTGAGTTGTTGCAGGAACAAATTGGTCAATTATATTAACCCAATATGGACTCATTCTTTGAATGAATTCATTTATTTTAATATAGTTGTATGGGGTGAATCCATTACTATTCACGTAGTCTTCATAAACCTTCTTTAATAAACGATACTCTTTTCTGTACTTAATAGTATTAGAATTTCGAATAACGTTACTAATCGCCTCTTTTAAAAACTCAGCGAAAGAAGGTTTTTCTTGTGGTGGTAATGTACCAAATGTTAAACTTAAGTTTCTACTTTTTGTGTAGATGTCATAGTCAATTGCTCTTGAACCATCTAAGAAAATGTTTACATTTTTTCTATTTAAAATATATTCAACTTCACTGTCATCAATAATTTCTGTTTTATCATTATTGATTTCTCCATTTAAATCGTATCCATAATCTAAACCAGGTAATTTTCTATAAACATTAAAATAATCTTCACCATATGTGAACGGTTTTGATTTGGTTTTTAATACTTTAGTATTTCCTGTTAGAACTGAATTTTCAGTATCTAATATATCAATTGACCTATGGTCTAATGTTTTTCTATACCAACCAGCACCTTTAGCAAAATAATGACTACCGTCTAAACTATTTTTAGCTCTTGGTGTTCCGTCATTATAAACAGGATATTCGTCTCTTGTTAATGTTGTGGAACCCGATGTGGTAACTAATCGATATGTGTATGCCGAATATGTTGTACCATTTATCGTTGTGGTTGTTGGGACAAATTCCATCGTATGGAATTCTTTAACACCTAAAATTACTTCTCTGATGTCATTCTCATACGTTGATTTTGGTAATAATCCATCTACTTTATAGATGTATTCATCCAACCTAATCATTGGTTCGGGAGCACCTATGAACTTTAAGAAAAATTCAATAGCTAACCTCGTACCTTTTGTTTTATATAAATGTGCTAAGTTTACAATTAATCTTCTATAGAATTCATATTCACCTTCTAACAAGTTTAATCCTGTTAATACTCCATCATATTGTTGTGTATGTCTTGTGTATAGGGTATCCTGTAAAGATTTCTCATCGTATAGATTTACTGTTGATAATCCTAAAGTTTCGGATAGGTTTTTTAATAATACGTCAGGAACATTGTTAGTTTTATCATAACTAACATTCCTCATATAAACAATATTGTCTATGAATTTTTTTACCTTATCAAAACTTTGACCATAAAGTTGGAAAATTGCTTCCGCCTTTTTTTCTTCGGTATCAAATTCGAAAAGTTGTGGTGATGATAAAAATCTAATAATTAAATTTGATTTGTAATCATCAACGATATTACCAATGTTACTTAATCTTGTAATGTAAGATTCATAATCTAAACCGATAATTTGTAAGTTCCACCCATCTCTAGATACTGGCCAAGTTGCGGTTTCTGTTTGTAATTCACTAACCGCTCCGTCATATAAATCCATCGGAATTCTAAATGACGCAGTGTATTTCGGATAAGATTCTCTATCGACTAATGATGTTTCAAGTTCGTCTAAACTATTAAAAAATTCTTCGGTAACACCATTGTTTGGTCTTATCAAATAATTTTCAGTATAACCCGTTGTATTTGCAAAACACTTACCTGAAACTCTTAAATTAATGTATCCGTTGTTATCCGGTTCATCATAAGATAAGATTTCATAGGTTGAACCACTTAAATTATCAATTACATATTTTGTATATGATGAATAAAAATCTCTATATGTGTTTTTAGAATTTAAAATTACAACTGATTCTGGTTGTTGTATAACAATGTCGAACGGATTGTAAATTAAAGACTTCTTAAATTTGAATTGTGTGGTATTAGCAATACCATCGTATGAAATATTTTCAGCACTTATACTTGTTGTTGACACCGGAGAGTCAACATCAACTAACATTGCAGCAGGATATTTTTCTATAACATTTGAAACTGCAACACTTAACCTAACACTTAAAGAACCAAACAATGATTTTGTTGCGTCAGATTTTGAATTGTGAAACTTAATCTTTTTACTTCTTTGAAACGAAGTACTTGTTGAGTTGTTTTCGTAAATCTGACTTGTCTCTTCTTGTAACGTATCTAATGTTAGAAAATCGGAAAAGGGTTGAGTTAAAAAATTCTTACTGTCTTTTTCTGGAATTACTCTATCTATAAGGAACGCGGTGTTAGCCAGCTGAGAACTACCATCTGTAATCTGTAGACCAATCAGCTTGTCATTAAAAGTTTCACCACCGCTTGCCGCCTGATTAGGGACTTTCCTTGTTGCCATTATTCAGTTATAACATCAAAATTTAATGATTCGTCAATGTTATCACGTTTTTCTCTAATTTCGTATAACGTTTCATTAACATCATCTTTGATTTCATATAAGTTAAATTGCTTATAGATATTATTATTTTGGTCATAAATCGTGTAAATACCATCTTCAACCGACTTACTTTGGTTACCGTAAAGTGCGTGTGCCAATGTTGATGCGTCGTGTTCTACCATATCAATCTCTAACATAACAGGATTGAAAAAGGTATTCGATAAAATGATACTTTGGTTTGGTTGACCAATAAACGGAATGGTGTTGGGTCTACTAGTTGGTGATGAACTTGGTGTTAATGTTAAAAACATTAAATTGGTTGCAATATCGGAATAACGGTATCTAATTGCTTTTTGTGATGAATTACTTAAGTTTGAGGTAACTGGTTCACAATAAAAGGATGATGTAACTATTCTAAAGAAATTAGGAATTTTTGCACCTGAATCGGCGTCCAAATATTCTATTCTATATCCTACCAATCCTTGTGGTACGAATTTATTTCTATCTGCAGGGTCTATTGCGTTTAAATCAATTACCAAACCTCTAACAGAAGGAAGTGACGATAAGACACCGCAATCCGAAACCGTGGTTCTAATTTGTTTTGGTCTTAGGTAAAGTGTATATATACCCAATTCAGAGAATCGTGTAGATTCTAATTTCAAGTTATACAAACCACCTAATATTTCAGTATCGGCATTACCTCCTGTATTTGCATTATGGAATACAGGGGTCAAAATATCTTGTGAATTATCTAATTTTTCGAACTGAACTTCAGCACTAGCAGTTCTTCCTGAAACGTAATGATAGAAAATATCAACGTCCGCTGGGGATACATCCGCTGGTCTTATTGTTCCGTAACTACCTACTGCCATACTTTTTATCTATAAATATAATTTTTATTGTTTTCTTACTATAAAATATCCGTTACCATACACACTCAATTCACCAGTATTGTCGATTTCTGTTAATCTGAAATTTTTTTCCATAATTCCTTGTTTACCTCTATCCACAAAAATGTCTGAGAAAATTTGTGGTTCGTCAATAAATCCCAAAAAATGTTCATTTCTCGTTATCATTCCGTTATATACCTCATCCGTAAAGAAGGTACTCGTACTTCCTGAAGTTGAACCTGATATGTAGGTGTAACCGTCATTATAATCTCTATATGTTAATCCGTCTATGTTATATTCTTTGTATTCACTTGTTGTGGTTACACCTGTATATGATGTTGTTGCACCATAAAGTTTTTTCTCATCAATTCTACTTTTACCTAAACCCAAAAAGGAAATGGTCGTGTGATTCGTAGTTCCTGTGGTCGTTCGATAATCAAGTAGGTAATCTTGTGTCACACCTGTAATTGGTGGATTTGAATATGGTACTGTAAATGTTAGTTCTCCTAAATCGGTAGGGTACCCAAAAGATTGAACGAATGGTACTTTAACACTTTTCTTCACTTCGGTTACAATCCAAGGTGAGTTTAATGTAATTTTAATTATATACGTTCCTGAAGTTGAGTAAGTGTGGTTTGCAGTTTTCAATGCAACTCCATTTGATTCATTAATATTAGATGTAGATATTGAACTTGTGGTTCCATCTCCCCAATTAATAGTAAAGGTGGCATCAAATAACGTTGGGTATTTTGTTGTGTTTACGGTGTTGTAAATTTTGATGTTGTTTGAACTCCCGCTATAAGTAAAATTACATTTCTGCTCTATTTGACTTATTTCTCCGTCAAACCCAATCATTTGTCCCAAATCCTTAATACCCTGACCTAAAAAAATAGGTAGATTATAAGTTAAACCGGTAGTTGTTTTTAATATTTTGTATTCTAATTTTTCCATTAACCACCAGATTCTACTTCATAAAATTTTATTGGGTCTCCTGATTTGCCTATTCTTGAACCTGTGGTTCCCGTATATCTGAAAACCTCATACGAATAATTAGACCTATCTATAATTACCTTATAATATAAATCATTTGACTCATTTATTGAAGTTGTTTTAGATTTTGGTGTGTTAGAAAAATTAAGAATACTACCATCATTTCCATTAAAAAATCTGGCAGTCATATAAAAAGTAGTTCCTGTTAGATATGTTCCTTCAAAAGAATCAGTTTCCTGAAACCAAAAAAGATACATATTTTCTTTATTTCTATAATTTGAACCACTGAAAATAGGTACGTGTATATAATCACCGAATGGTGTGAAGAAAACTTTTTCACCCAAAGGCATCGTTAGTGTTTTAGAAAAAACTAATTTTCTATTACCTCTGTCAGGTTGTTGGCCGTCGGGTACTATAAAATATTCTAATTTAAAGAACGTGTTTGTTGTTTGTCTTAATTGTTTTGCGTTAGTCACGTTATCAATATCAACTAAAGAATAGTCTAATCCTCCTGTGTGTGTTGAACCGTTATAAAAATAAAATTGAAACCAAATGTCAGATTGTGTGTCGGTTGAGTTTGAAGTAATCCCTGAATATGGGTTATGTATAAATCTAACAGTTTCATAGTTGTCAACTGGATTTATTATACTTCTAATAGTCTCAGACTCAAATAACTGTAAACCCTCTTCTCTACCTAAATCAGGTTTGAAGTTTGTTTCCATATTTAAAAACACGCTACCGATATCGTCTTTTCTTATTTCCATTAACACTTTTTATTTTTATTTCTATTCAATTTGTTATTCTTGTTGCTATTCTTATTAAAGAAAGAATCGAAATCAAATAAACCATCTGCCTTGTGTTTATATGATTTTTCATTTCTCATATAAAAATTAATATCGTTTCTTATGTAGTGCACATTATTCATAAATGGAAAATCCACACCATATCCTAAATCATCAATGTATCCATAATCGTACACGTCTCTCCACTTCCATAAATTCTCATTCGGAAAATATCTAGCGTTCTGTGGAATATTGTCCACATCAGGAGATGAAGATGTTTCAGTATAAGGTGATAACTCTCTTACTTTTACTCGATGATGTGGTTGATAAATTACACCAAACATATTACTAGCCGTTGCACCACTAAATCCTGGTTGAGTATCATCTTGGTCGTAGTTAAATATTGTTGTTGGGTTAGCAATTCTATGATATGATTCTGAAATTATTCTTTCTTTCATTTCATATGGATTATATTCAACGAATGCACCTGTTAAAATCGTTCCTATTGGGAGTGTGGTTCCACTTGTAAAAGTGATTCCACTGTTCGTAAATGTATAACCAGACCCCATACCACTTTCAAATGGTGGTAATGTTTTAGTTGTACCACTGAAATGAGTATCAATCCATTCATTATGAAGATTCATTTTCCATCCAACTTTTGGTGGATATTGGAAGTACCCATTTCCATTTCTAAATAAGATTGATAGATATAGTTCTGTTGGTTCGTAATTTAAATTATTTGTTAAACCAGTTAAAACAAATGGTTCTTTGAAATCAAAAAGAAGTGTTTCTGGTCTATTTCTTTCTACCAACACATCATTTTGTTGTGCAGCATTTTCAAATAATAATTTTCTTTCGTGTTCAAAAATTTGATTTTCAAATCCTGCTTTATCTAAAATATAATCCTCACTATTGGTAAGTGTTTTTAATTTATGAACATAATATTGAGATGTAGTTTCGTTTAGATTTTTTGAATCTATACACCTCTTACCAATGACGATTGTATTATTAAATGTAGTTGTTCCTGATGGTATTTGTGATTTTAAAATATCAACAACAAATAGTTCTGAGTTGTAATATTCATTACCAATTGAATTTACATAATATGGATAATCATCTAATATTATAAACTCACCTTCACCTAGACCGTGGTCCATTGGACTTGTAAGTCTATATGAAACCCCGTTATCACTTACTCTAAAAGGTATTCCGTCACCACTTACAAATGATTCCACAGTATTACCTGAAAGAGTATACTTCATTGGGTAATTTGTATCTCCTGTATAGACATAACTAACATAAAGATTCCAATTGTGATATGGAGCCTCCATTGGTGTTATTGTTTGATGTGATATTGTTCCTGTTTTACTTAATGTAAAACCTGTAAATGTTGATAGTGATGATACGTCAATGTCAGGAATAGATTCTCTATACACATCATTTCTTAGGAACGCAAATTCGTTATATGGTAAATAACCAACGTAAGTTCCTGTTCCATCACCAACTAATGCCAATTGTTCACTTAGTGGTCCGTATGATGTGGTACCACTATACATATTTCTAAATATTGGTCTTATTTTACCGAATATTTTATATCTCTTACAATCATTTCTTTCGGCACTAAACAACTCATTTATATCTAAAATATATTCTCTCTCGTCGTTTGTTAATAAACTTTTTTCTTCGGATAATTTAATTGATAAATTTAAATCTTCAGAGGATGCCTTAGCGAATCTTTTTTCTGGTAATATGACTTTTCTTTTTTCCATTAGAAATCATCTGTTGTTTTAAATGCATCTTTAGGTCCAAATCTTTCAATGAACTTATCTAATCCCGTTGCACCAGGTCTCAATCCAAAATAGAATAGGAATGGTGTTGATAATATTTGTTTTGTACCACTATAATAGTCTCTTGTTTTTCTTATTATAAAATCGGTACCGCTTGTCCAAGCTAAACTATGCCAAGTACCTGCTGAACTATAACGTGTCCACAGTGTACCAGTCAAAGGATTTTCAAGTGTTCCACTCGTAACAACAAGAACTGTGTATCCAGGATATTCTGTGTTATATTGTTGGTATTCGTTTCCTGTCACGCCCGAAACTATTGAATCAAACATTTCACCTTCATCATCAACCACATTTATATTCGATATTGATAATCCATCACCATCATATGTGATTGGTAATAATAGGTACTTGTCCGATGAATCATCAGTAGTACCCGTTAGGTTATATGCGTATGTCATTCCCTGTAAAGGTTGTACCGTAACTCCCGTATAAGAAAAAGATTGATTATCAAGTGTAGATGTGTTATATGCACCAAATCCTGTTCCTTTTTTATCCCATAAGAAAAATGGTACTGGTTGTGACGATTCAGTTAATCTACCTTGAACTTGTGTAACACCATCATTTGCAATGTGTGATGGTTCATTTAAACACAATCTAATTCTTTCACCGTCCTCATCTAAATCTAAAGTAACCGGTAAAGGTCCCCACACACTACTTTTTTTGAAAATGTCAGGATAGATTTCAGGGTCTAGTATTTGGTAACTGTAACCAATGTATTTTGGGTTTTGTAAATCAAATCCTTCAATACCTACTTCATTATTAATTGAAATTAGTTGTAAGATATCTCCATCTAAAATTTTATGTCCTGTCCCCGCATAAGGGTATCCACTGTTATCAAAAAAATTGTTAAAGTCAAAAGTATATGGACCAACATCTAATCTATAGTTAATTGCTAATCCCAATAATTCACCAAAATCTTTAAACGTTGTAGGTCCGATGTTTCTTGAAACAGAACAGTTAGGGTCTAAATTAGGGTCAACACAAATCTCTTTAATAAACTCATCTCTTGGTCCTAAATCGACAAAAGTTGTTGGTCTATTTAATCTTCTATTAGTGTTGTATGTTGTTGTGCCCCACACATCTGTAGCATTATTATATGGTGCAGATTTATAATAAAAAATATCTTCTTGTGCACCTGTTTTTATATTGGTTTGGGTCACCTTTGTTACAACATCGCCACAATATTTTCTTCTTTTAATTTCAAATGGAGGAAAGTATAATGAGCCCGATAACCAATTATCAACAAAAGAATAATTTACTGCACCTCCACAAAACATCTTGGCAACCTTTCTTCTTTTTCTATATTCTCTCATTATTCTTACAATTCTTCCCGTTGTTAACGTACCAGGTATCATTGTGAATATTCCATTTTTAAATTCAGATTGCCCAGATGGTGTTAACGGTAAATAAGTTTCTCCTTCATAATTTAATCGTAATGGGTAGTTGTTGGGGTCAGAAATTAATGTTGCTTGTACATTCATACCTGGAGTATATGTTGCAGTTCCATTAATTGATGGTGATGTGGGAGTTCTTCCGGTGTTTGTGTAATATAACTGTACTATTGATTCGTCATATGGTACATCATAAAGTTCACATCCTTCTTCTAATTCTTCCAACGACTCTGTCGTTCCGATGTATGCACTTTTCTGTCTAATATAAACATTATACACTTGTGAATCGGGAAATATCTGTCCTGGGTCTAAAAATGTAATTGTTGCTCCTGAAACAAATTTTGTACTTGCATCCAAAGTATAACCTTCAGTATCGTTACTAATATAATATTCTGTTTGGTTATTAAAAAAGTACACGGCAGTTGGTGCAGTTGCACCAGTACATACAGTTGGGTCCGCAACTGCAAATGAAATACTATTAACTGTTAATGTTCTTGAGGTTTCACTAGATGAACCCACAATTTGAGCGGTCCCCACAATGCAATAATCCGAAACATCTCCAGCCCTACCACCTGTCGTACCGTATTCATTTTCTCTATTACATTCAAGACAAGTCGGATATTCAATCAAGTATAAATCTCTTTGTCCACCATCTTGTATACTATATGCAAATTTTCGTACTGTTCTACTTAATTTTTTGATTGGGGAGAAATCAACCGCGTTAGCAAATCTGTGAAAAATTTTAGCCACGGTGTTACTAAAAATCAAAGCGGTACTAACACCTAATTGTTCAAGAAACAATAGAACATCTGCAATTAATAATGTAAATGTAAAATTTCTAAACCCATAATTTACGGG